TGACGCGAAGACTTCCGAAATTCCCGTAATTTTTGAGGTCGACGGTTCCCCGTTGCCCAATGTGGCAGAAGCATTGTCGGCGCTTGACGTGCAAGAGGGCGGGGACCATTACAAGAAGTTGGGCGCATATCAGCCTTGGGAAGTGTTGCGCCACTGGCTCACGCCCGAAGAATTCCGCGGGTACATGAAGGGCACGGCCATTGCGTACTTGGCCCGGGAGCAAGACAAGGGGGGCATGCTGGATATCCGCAAAGCAGGCCACACGCTGCAGGGCCTTGTCGAACTGTCGGGGATTGAATAATGGCCGCCCGCGAATCCTCCGCAATGGTCAAGGCCCGCAATCTGGTAACGGAACAGGGAATGACCCCCTACGCCGCCGCGCAAAAGGTCGGCTTGACCCGCTCGGCAATCTACATGGCCCTTTGGTACAAGGTGTGGAAGGCGGCCCAAAAATGACAGCCGCCGCCCTCTTGCTCCTTTGGTTGCTGGCGGGCGTCGCTGTTGCCCAACTTTTCAGGATTAACCCGCGATGAAGCGCCATAACTGCCAGGCCCGCCAGTACGGCGACCAGATGATTTGCGCCCCGTGTGGGCTCAATTGGGACGTGAACGACCCGGAGCCGCCGGACGGCAGCTACTTGTGGGATGAGCCCAGGGGGAAAATGAGCACCACTTACACCGCCTACGACAAAAGCGACGGATTCGGATCGTCAGACTACGAGGGTTTTCCGCTCAAGGCAAAAACCGATCGGTCCGCAAGGATCGAAGCCAAGAAGCTGGCGGCCGCAAAAGGCTGGGCGGAGCACGGAATTACGTTCTTCCGTCAGGACGACGGGTGCCGGGGAGAGATTGACGCATCCAATACGCCAGCAAAGCGCGGCGCCCCGTTTCAAATGACGGGGGCCGTGCGGCGCAACATCTTCACGGACCAGGAAAGCTGGTCCACCGCTCAGCGGATCGGCAACGGCAATGCCTCGCTTGGGATCCGCCTGGCGCTGGCGGCGTACCCTGGCGAGAAATAACCGCAAGCTTGCCGAAAACGGCAGGCGCCTGACAGCGTGGCAGGATGTCACCACGCGGCGAATGAGGGGAATGAGATGAGAGTAAATATCCTCTGTGCCGGCAAAGTACTCGGCGCAGCCATCAAAACCGATGCCGGCGTTGCCTACGCCGCCCGTCCGTTCGCAACGGACACCATGGCCGGATTGGCCGAAACCGAGGCGCACTGCGCCGAATTCAACGCCCGTGGCTTCGGGCGCCCGATCTACGCCAAGCCGGCGGCGGAATGCCGGTACAACGAGCCGGCGCGCTGAACGGCGCCACGACTGACCACCAGCCGCCTACGGGCGGCTTTTTCACGCTTGCCGATCCTGCGCCCTGCCCGTCCGCCAGCGATCGCACACCAGCAGCAGCGCCACACCACCCGTAGTGATCGCCGTCGGAACGCTCGGCACGTCGCCGGTGAGGATGGCATAAATCCGGGCGACGGCGCCGACGGTGAGCAAATGGAAGGCAAGCCGCGGCACCAGGCTAGTGCAGGGGCTCATGCGGTTGATTGCCGGCTCGGCGCATCAGCGAAGACGAAATTGAGCGCATCACGCACTGCTCAGGATATGAGCGAGACGCGCCGCCGACGACGGCCACAGCGCGCGTAGGCGCCGCGTTCCTGCTGGCGATCGAAACAGCGATGCGCGCCGGGGAGATTGCTGGCCTGCAATGGCAAGACGTGGAATTCGAGCGCCGATTCTGCCGCACGCGAGGCAAGACGCCGGCGGCAAGGCGCGAGGTTCCGCTGTCGTCGGAGGCGCTGCGGATCCTGCGACAGCTTGAGCATGTGCGCGATGGCGATCTGGTGTTTCAACTGCGCTCAACGATCTTGGATGCGCTGTTCAGGAAGATCAAAGGCATGGCGATGATTGAGGATTTGCACTTTCACGACACGCGCCACGAGGGCATCACCCGGCTATCCAAGCGCCTGCATGTGCTGGCCTTGGCGCGCGCTGTCGGGCACAAGGACCTGCGGATGCTCCAGGTGTACTACAACGAGAGCGCCTAGGACCTGTCCCGCCTGCTGCCATGATGGCGTGGAAAATATACACAAATAATGCTTGCAATCCTGCGTGGTGTGTATATAATGAGCACATCAACAACGAACCGGGAGAACGAGATGGCCACAATCTACGACGGGAACATGATCGCTAAGGGAACCAAACTCCCATCCGGGGAATGGGGCTGGTCAGACTTCGGCTGGCACACCAGCCTGCCGGCCATCCTCGTGCAGTTCGCGCCCGAGGCAGAGCTTGCCAAAGCTCGCAAGAACCCGGCGTTTGCCGAGTGGATCGGCGGCTCAGTCGGGAACGACGGCGCTCGGCAGGCCGCCGAAGCCGCGGCAAATTCCGCAGCCAGCGACGCCAAGATGCTCGAACTTTACGGCTCGTCCGGCGTAATGAACCACGGCGGAAATGTCAGGGTCGGATTGTGCGAGGACGGCGAGTAAGCACGCAAGCTTGCCGGCAACGGCCGCGGGGTCACAGCCATGCAGGCGGCTTACCGTTTATTTCTGGATAGGGTGGAACTATGAGCCGTTACCGTGTGGCCGCCATTGCTGCGGCGCTGGTGTTGCTGCTGGGGCTTGCTGGCCGTATGGATTACGAAGACCAGCAAGCCGACCAGGCTCACTATTGCGAAATGGTCAAGGCCGGATATTGGCCGGACTTCCAAGGGACATACCGCCGCGAATGCCGGACGCCCAAGAGCGTGCCACGTTGAGCCCTATGGCGTCCGCGTCGCTGTAAAAGGATGCGAGAGCGGCCAAGATGGCGCCCCCGAAAAGGAAAATTGAACGGTGTCGGAACATGGTATTTTCTCCTATGGTTTAACGGTTGCCTTCTGTGCGACGTTCGCGGTCATGTACGCGCCCACCGTGGCAATGACAACCGCCGAATATACGCCGTCGGCAATGTGGCCGGTGACGCAAAGGGCGGTCGCGCTTGCGAGGGACAGAAGCGCCAAAATGAATTTGCGCGACTTCATTATTTGTCCGCCTTTCCGTCAAGTTTGTCTTCAATGCGGTCGAGTTTTGCAAATATTGCTTTGGACAGCCCGTCGAATTGTTCCGTGCGGACATACCCGCCAGCCACCAGCACTTTAAGGTCGCCCACTTGAGAACTGAAAACCTTGTCGGCTTTCTCAAGGTCTTTAACCGCTTCCCACATGGCCTTCATCCACCAACCGCCCAGCACGCCGACGATTGCAAAAAGTACGTTAAATAGTTGCTGATTGTCCATAGTGAACGCTCGGTAAGGGTTGATTATTTTGCAATCATCCAAAGGTGTTGCGGCGTGACCCGGTGCAAGGCTTCCGGGCGGAAGAGCGGCGACCCGCCTTGGGAGAATGCCCAGGCGACCAACTCAGAACAGAACCAGGCGTCGGGCTCTTGCCAATCCCGATGCGTCAGAAGCCCGAAAAGGGCCGTAAGGTCGTAGGGCTTGCCCACTTGCGAACGGACGGCAGCAAGGACCGCGGCGTCGTCTTGGCAAGCCAATTCCACAATGCAATGTGCGGAATGCTTGGCGATGATTTCAGCCAGCGGCGTAACGCGCACCGCGGGCCATGTGGCTTCTATGGCGTCTTCCCCGTCAATCAAAGCGACGTGGCTCCAATCGCTCCAAGTGATGGCACGAATAAGGACCGCCCCGGGCAGCTTTGAAGTGCAGAAGAGGACGCGCATAGCTGCTCACTCCCCGTAGATTTTCGGCCAGCCGCCGAAATAGTCATAGGACGCCGGGTCGGCGCTGGCTTCCATGGCAACCCGGTGCGTTTCGGCGGCGGCAAAGACCGCTTGGTCGATTGCAGCGGCGGCGGCAAAGACATTGCCCGCAAGTGCTTGGGTCATGGTGATAAATGAGCCGTCCATGGTCTTCCATTGCAGGCCGGCGGGAATACTGGCGCCCATCATGACCAAGCCAATTTGCTGGATACGGGAGCCGTCGTCGCTATGGAACCACTTTGCGCCAACCTTGATGCCCCCGGCCTTGCGGCGGTCGCGTTCGGCTTTGATGGCATCCCATTGGCGACCCTTTATTTGGTCAATTGGCGGCGCGGGCGGCGGCGTAAAGGAAGTGCCGTCGAACGACCAGCCTTCGTGAACATCGGCGGCGCAAGGCTCCCAATGCAATGACGGATGAAACGGCGGCAATTCTTCGGCGTCCAAGCGTTCAGCGACCTTGCCGTTTTCAATACGTGCAAAATTCTTCATTTTAATACCTCACATGGATTTGACCGCGGGCACCAGCACCGCCGGCAGACGACGAACCGCCACCGCCGCCGCCGCCGCCAGGAATAGCCCCGGCGCCTGCAGCACCTTGAGCGCCACCCCCACCGCCGCCGCCCATGGGGGCCGCTGATCCGGTGCCGCCCTGAACGTTACTTGCAGCGCCGGTAGTACCGCCGCTGGCGCCCAAGTTAATGATGCCCCCGGAACCCACACCGCCGCCGCCTGAATTGCCGCTTGGGCTGGGTTGGCCCCCGCCGCCACCCGTGGCCGACATAAGCGCCCCGAAACTGGTCGTACCGCCACCAGTACCAGCACCGCCTACCCCGCCCGCGCTTCCCGCCGCCCCGATAGTACAGGCGATAACTTGACCGGGAGTAACCGCAAAAATGCCGCGAGCGTAGCCACCGCCGCCGCCGCCACCCGCCGTGCCGCCACCAGCGCCAGATCCACCACCGCCACCGCCGGCACCCCACAATTCGACGTCAAGCGTAAAGATGCCCGCCGGAACGGTAAAGTTTCCGGTCGCCGTGACAATTGCCAGATTGGCAAAACCAGGGTGCAGCATTGCGCTTGCCGGATTCAGCAAGACCCATTTGGTCAACGTGCTATCCCAAGCCAATTCCAGCCGATGGCCGGCGCCGGCAATGTCCCCGGCAACAAGCGGAAGATTATTGCCCTTGACGATGGTTGCCGGCGCTATAACGCCGCTGTTCGGGGTGAAGGTTGGCGTCGCCGTAGCATTCGCGGAAGCTGCCCGCACGCTCAAACAAACCCCGTTTGACGGGTAGCGCGGGACCGGCGCGAATGTGGCCGTAATAGCATCGGCCGTGCCGCCGGTTGCAGTCGCCACGGTTTTCCCGAAGATGGCGGCGGCGTCCGTGATTGCGCTTTGAATGTTCGTGCCGTCGCCCACGATCAGGGCCGCGGTATTGACGACCAAGCCGGTGCCGGCGGCCGTCTTGCAGGTGATAGTGAACGCGCCGGTCGTGTTGTTGATTACCGTCCATTCATTGACGATGGTCGGGAAAATCAAATTCAGGTTGGCGGTAAGGGTGCCCGTAATGACAATGACCGGCTTACCGTACTGCACGGGGGTAAGGGTCACGTTTGCGCTTGCCATGACGACGGTCGTTACGCCGTTCGCAAAGTCCGGCACCCAGCCCGCCGCGGCGGCCACGCCCGCGCCCGTATTCTCCGGGTCCGTGGTGTTGTTTTCGACCGTATTGAACCAGTAGCCCAGGCCGTCCGACCGCATGATGCGGGCGCCCTTTGGATACCCGCCGACGTTGCTGTCCGCGGCGAACGCTCCGTCGAAAGCATAGCCCCCGCCAGCATTGGCCCAACGAAGGATTGCGGACAGTCCAAAAAGAATGCCGTTCATATCAAGGCCAGAAGGCGGGACGCCCCCGGCGGCAATCGGCGTGCGGGTCAAGGGCGGGAAGCCGTCGACCAGGGACGCGGCGCCAGCGGTAATGCCGATTTGCGACGCCGTCGGAATGGTGTTTTTCGCCCCTGCATTGGCGAAGGGCAAAACCAGTTTTGCCGGTGTATTAGTTAGCTGCATTTATGGCCCCTTGCGGTACGAATACGCCTTGCCCGAAGGGCGCGGCCGATAACCCAGCCTCAGAGAACCCAAACAAAGGTAAGGCGCTTTGGAAAAGTGAAGCATTCACGCCAGCCGGTCTCGGCAAGGCGCCCGATTGCGTCATGATAGCAAACTCATAGGGGGTAAGGTCAAACTCAAACGTATACCGTAGCGCCATGCCCCCCAGGTCATTGACGTAGCACCGACCACGGCCGGCGAACATATTTTGTAAAAGTTGATTTATTGCCGGGGCATTTGTGGCCGAAATGTTCGCCAGCGCCTTGACCAAAATCAATTGCCGATAGGCGTCGTCGGCAAGTTTGTAAGTTTGTGTTGCCGGGGGCGTGCCGTCATAAAACGGCTGGTCGCCAAAGGTGTAGGAGCCTGGCAAGGCGTCCTTAAACCCGAAGTACAGCGACGCGTCGGGTATCAACAATTCCCGCGAAATGCCAACGATACGGCCCCAAATGTCCAAGCCGAAGCCTTGGGCGCTTTCAACGTTCCACACGTAGTCGAAGAAGGCGTCGAAGTCCGCCCGCGGGTCCAAATAGGTATTCATGTTGCGGACAAGCTGGCTTATCGTGGCCGAATTCGCATATTGCGAAATAATCGTTTGTTCGACGTTAATCATTTTCAGCCGCCAAAATGGTCAAAAATTCAAAAAGTGACCGCGTAGCCTTTCGCTTGTTGCAGGTTGGGCACAGCAATTGCACGTTACCGTCGCAATGTTCGCCGCCCTTTGCCAACGGGATTACATGGTCGACATGATACCCGGTCAACGCAAAATCCACATTACAAGTTAAGCACTTGCCGGATTGCCAAGCCAGTAAAAAGTCGACGTGCGCTTTTGACAGACTCCCGCCGCCCGCTCGTTTTCTGGCTTGCCGATTTTTTGCCCAATGGCTTGCGCGTTCGGGATTTTCGGCACGATATTTGCGGACATATTCCAAAACAGCGGGCCTGTTTTTCAGATATATGGCCCGACTAAGACTACGGGCTTTTTCGGGGTTGTTTTTACGCCATTCAGCGGCCCGCAACCGCTCTTGTTCCCGATTGTTTGCCGCGTACTCCGCTTGGTGGTTACGGTGCAATTCCCGACCTTCCGGAGTGTTTCGGCAACGCTTTACGGCTGCTCGGTGTTTTTCTACGTTCGCGTCGCGCCACCGTTTCGCCGCAAGCCTTTGGGCTTCCTTACGCTCTTCCGGAGTCATTGCAATGCGCGGCATGGCTAGACCCGCGTAACGGTAATGTCGGCCGCGCTTACGGTTGGCCGTTGGTCAATGCCAACATTGATTTGCGTCAAGGTCGGGGAACTGGTGCCAATAAGCACGCTGATAAGGGACACGTTCGACGCTACGGACACGACGGCGCCATAGTACCGGCTGGCAAGGATGGTCGCCCCGATGCGCTCCCGGGTTGTGCCGTCCGCCCCGTTGAAGCGGGCAATAATGGCATTCTTCACCAGTGTTACGATATTCGACGGCAAGCTGGGGTCGTTGACCAGTTGAACCGCAAACTTTACAGCCAAGGCCGCCGGCCGCTGGAACTTGATAGTGTACGAGGGTTGCGGGTAGCTGTAGCCGCTGGGGTCGACAACCGTGGCCGACGTGTTGCCGTTGGTATCGCAACCCAAATCCTTTTTGGCCCAAATGGCGGCGGCAACGTCCGCGTCGGCCCCGCCCACGACGGCCACATAAACCGAATGCGCGGCAATGGGGTAATTCGTGGAGCCGGTATTTACAGCGGCGCCCGTGGGGTTGTCCTTGACGTAGACGTCGAGAACGTCAGCGAGGGCGAAGACTTCCGCATAAATAGCTTGCGGCGTCCCGGTGCCATTCAGGGCGACCGAATTCTTCCGGCGGTACTCAAAATCCGCCCGGCTTTCAACGTCCGACCCCAGCGTGCCGTCGGCCGCGTTCGTGATCGTATCCCAGCCTGGCACCGCTTGATAAACTTGGGTCAGGGTGCCAGCGGCGCACGGGATAGGGCCGGTCGCAACGTTTTGGAATTCGGCCGTAACGCTCCCGGTTGCATCAATGGTAACGGCGCCAGCGCAAGCATACGTGTTGCCGCTGGTGTCTTGGGCCAAGGTGCCGCCGGGAATCACGGTGCCGACCAGGCCGGTAAGTGTGGCCTGTACGCTGGTTGGCGTGGCCGGCTTGCGGGTCAAAAAGTAAATGCGGGCAATGGCATCTTGGAAGCGGTCGGCGGAATATTGCGGGTCGACTTGATTCACGAACAATGCAAATTCGTTATTCTTGTCCCCAATAATTGCGGCCTGGCTGGAAGCAAGTTGGCCTTGCGGCGTTTCAAGCGCCGGATTGAGCCCGCCCCCAAAGGCGGCGTTAATGTCGTCTTGAACGCCCGCCAATACGGCAGTTTCCGCGGGAATGACAAGGCCAGCCGGCGTAAACTGGATTTTTGGAACGCTAGAAAGTGACATTGTTAGCCGCTCCCGTTTCGTCAATAAATTGGATTTGGCCCATAATTTCGCGGGCGTCGAATGCTGAAATTATACATTGAGCGGTCACGACGCCGGGAACTGTTAACGCCGCTTTCTCAATGTAGCCCGTCAGCAAAGACAGCGGCGGCAAGTGGCCTAGCACGTCTTCAAAGTACGGAATACCCTTTTTCGTGGAGTACCACAGTTCCCCCAGGAACAGGCGCACGGCGCTTGCAACGTCTTGGGCCAGGGCATACGGGGGCGTCGCCATGGCGATATTGCCGGCGCTGTCTATGACCAAATCCCATGCGGATTGATCTAGTAAAAGCGTGTTGTACTGCGTCATACTGGCGTACCTGTTTGTGAACCGCCGGCCGTAACGCCGCTGTGCTTGTGATTATGAAGGCTCACGCCATTTGCCACAACGTCGACGTCGGCTGTCATGGTGCCGGTGAAGTGCGCGGCGCCCCCGCCAGTTTGCGAAACGGTCCCGTTTAATACCGTGGCACCGTTGACCGTGAAGGTTGGTGTATTGACAGTGCAAGACGTAGCGGCGTCGATTTCAACGACCGGGGCCTCAATGACCACGGCCGTCGG